CTAACACCAGAGTCAGTCCTGGCTGATCCAGTTTTACAACCTGTGTGGCCGCTCCCACACTCATGAAATTTTTTATTGTTAGTGTCTTAAGATTTATCATAGTCTGTTGTATATCTCTACTAGTACTGAATTGTCAAATGTTTCTGATTCTATGCTTCTCAACTGTTCTAACACTATTTCGTCCACGCTCTGGAACTTGATCTCTCCTTGGAACTCCAGCTCGTCTTCTATTTCTTTGTGTGGCAGTAAGCTGATCTCTCTCAAACTGTAAGTGTTCTGAAAATTCTCTTTGATGAAGTTTGCTTCTTCGTATGTTATGTCTATGTCTATCTTGACCCTAACGTGTGTTTCGGGTTCCAAGTAGTCATCTGGTGCTTCTAGCAACTTGCTGAGTGTTATGGTTCTGTACTTAGGTCCTGCGGGCCATATCATGTACTTGGGATCTTGTCCCCATTCCAGCATCATGCAACCTCTGTCATTGTCCCATGCATCTGCATAGTTGTGAGCAAAAGGATTACCTATGTAAGTGACGTTGCCTTGTGTCTGCCTCTTATGAAAATGCCCGGAGAACACCATATCGACATTGTTGAAATGTGATGCGTTCAGTTCTCCATGATCGGGCATCTCTACCATTGCATTCATTTTGAAGTTTGGCAATTCAAAGTGTCCAAACATATACTTGGCTTTGATGTTTTTGATCTTCTTCCACTCGTTACCTATTAGCCATGGAATAAGTGCCACGTCATCTTTGACTATGATCTCATCTACAACTTTGACCTTTGGTATTTCTTGAGCGAACACCACCGAAGATATTTCACGCTTGTCCCTGTAGAATAAGTCATGATTACCAACTAAGAAATAAGTCTGATCAAATGCATCACTCAAACGTTTGAGATTTGAGATGGAATAATTGAGTGTGCTGATATTGATCGATGACCTATGGTGATGCCAATCGCCCAGAAAGATGCAGGTCTCTGCACCAAATTTTTTTGCTTCATCTATAAACCATTTTACAAAAGCCTCACAGTCATTGTTGTGTTGACGTGAGTTATTCTTCAGACCAAAATGGATGTCTGTAAAACAGGCCGCTTTTTTAAACATATTATTTTCTCAAACTTTATGAGTAGTATACTACTTTTTGTTGTAATTGTCAATACTTGGTCCAAACTCTTGGTTATTTTTCATCTCGTGTTCTATCTGTCTGGTATAAGATGGATTCACTCCAGCTTCTTGTAGTAAATCGTCTCTTAGACTCTGGTGCTTCTTTTCAACATTCAGGATACGAGTGAATGAGTTGGTTATAGCCGCGGTATAATACGCGAAAGGATTTGCAGATTTGGATTCATCGAACTGTAATCCAATCTGGCTGAGCTGTAGTAACGCCTGTGACTGCATTTCATCATTGTAGGTGTAACCTCTCCAGTTACCTCTGCTTCCATACCTTTGGCAGAGCTTCATGAACATCATAGCCAACTTGTTTGTTACCTTGCCATGTGTCATAGAGAAATGACCATTCTGGAAACCACCTTTCCAATGACTGATTCCAACAAGCTCCCATGTTCCATCATCTTTCATCTTATAATGTTTGAAAGGAATGAAGTTTAGTTTTACTTTTGTATCAGCTATTGTTTTTGGATTCGTTTTTCTGTCTGGATCATCTGGTATATGATCAAATGTGTAAACTCTAATAATGACATCAGTGTCTTTTACGTCTCTCAATCTGACTTCGTCATCACCTATCTTTGCTTTCTTTATACCAAGTTCATCACACTTTAATTGTGTTAGTCTTTCAGCTCGATTTTGTCTTGCTTCTTTTACTGCTTTCTTTGTGATCTTTTCTATGGTATTAGTCCATATTAGATCGTAATTTCCATAATCGGGATCAGTAAATTCACAAAAAGAGCTTTTACTTTTGTGTATTTCTTTAAGAATATCTTTGTTGTTTAAGTAATTTGTACGTCTCATATTTGTATAATACAGCTATTGAATCCAAAGGTCAACCTATACGTGAGTGTTTTTTAAATATAGTTTTAATTATACTTATAAATATCATTATGTCAGAGATATCAAACGATTTTAGAGCTAAACTACAAGCTAAAGATCCTAAGTTTTATGGCGAAGGAGGCTTGTTTAATTACGAAACTGTACTGAATCCCATTAGGCAAACTAACGGTATGATAATGCCATACACGCCTATGATTCAAGTTACTCACGCACAGGTAGAATACAATCAGTATAATTTGCCTCAAACTAATTTTGATTACTATGCTTACTCACGTAGAGCATCACCATATCTTAGTGTCACAGCACAATATACAGCACAGAACAGAGATGAAGCTCAGTATATGTTAGCAGTGATACATTTTTTAAGAGCGGCAACAATGAGTTATTACGGAGTACAGAACGTGAAGAAGAGAGGTATTCCACCACCAGTTTTATTATTCAGTGCATATGGTCCATATATGTATGACAAAATTCCAGTACTATTACGTAACGTGTCTTTTGGTTTAGAACAAGACATAGACTACGTTCCTTGTGGATACGATGAATCAAAAGACGAAGGCTTCCAGTCTAAGTTTGGCGGAATGGACGGACCACCGCCACCTATGAACACATCACAAGCGAGTATTGAAAAAGCGATTCAACAAACTTACGTACCTGCTGTGTTAAACATATTCATGGACGTGGTGTATGCACCTATACCTGCAGAGTACAGAAGACATTTTAATCTTGACAAGTTTAAGTCAGGTGAGTATATTAACAGCAAAGGGTTTAAAGGATTTATCTAATGTCACAGTCACCTTATTACAGAACAGGAATTATCGACGATTATCTTGACCTAATTGATTTGCCAACGTTACCGGCGTCAGACAATGATGAATACTATACTATCGAATCAAAATTTAATTACAGACCGGACTTGTTATCACACGAGCTATATGGGACAACTAGACTTTGGTGGATATTCCAAAGAAGAAACATGAACGAAATAAAAGATCCAATACGTGACTTCAAGGCAGGATTGACAATAAGACTACCTGACAGAACTATTGTATCTAGATACATGAGGTAGTAGTCAATGGCTGAAGCATACGATTACAATGATGATTTTATAACATATCCACCGGCGTATCAAGACCTAACGCTAGGTCAACCAAATATCAGACACGAGTATGAAAACACGACATATGATCTTACCTTGGCAATGGCCACTGAAAGAGACACAAATGCATGGATGAAAAAAGCAGGTCAAGTTGATGCAGGAGTTTCAGCAAGTGAAATGAATTCATTAGATTCTGATCTGTTCAAAGATGAAGTTACAATATTAGCACAGACAGGCACGTCGACAGCACAAATAACAAGTTTAAACATAGAAAGTACCTGTGCACCAACCAAAGCAAACAACTTGACTTATTCTGCTAAATTTAATTTTACAGTGACTCAACCATTAGGAGTTGATTTCCTTAGAGACATATACACTACAGCGGCATTTAGAGGAATACAAAATCATTATACTCACCCTTATTTTTTACAAATATATCTTAAAGGCAGAAATAAAGATGGTATCGAAGAATTAGAAGTACCAGGAACTAGAAGACTTTATTGTATATACATATCAAATATTACATACAAAGTAGATATCGGACAATCTGTATATGAAGTAACAGCAATTAGAAACAGCGACATGGGACTTGCAGATGATCATAATCTTGTGTCAGGTATTTCAATGTCTAATGTGAATTCGTTTGGAGATTTTGTTACAAAGTTTCAAGAAAGTTTACGTCAAATTGAAAGACACAATTTAGGACAAACAAAATTAATATTAGATCAATATGAAGTAAAAGTAGTTGGTCCTCTGTCAGGTGAAGGATTTTCTCCTGATAAAGAAATTGAAAATGCTTTTATGGATGCACATATAATTCAAGACTTTGATAAAAAGAACATAGCCATACAAGATGTTAAAACAGGTGACGTGAAAGTAGAGATAGAAAAAAATACCAAAATCACGGACATCATAGAAAAATTTATTAATAGGAATAAATGGGTAGTAGATTACATGGCTAAAATTAAAGAAGACTACATCAAGGCTTTTTCTGAAAAATCTTGGGAGAAAGTGAACGTCAGTAAACTAGTGCCAACAATTTCTACTTCATCTGAAAATATATCATATGATCCACTGCGTAGAGATTATGCAAGAAAATATATTTACATTATACACCTAACTAAATCAACTACTCCACCTATTGGTATCAGAGAAGAATTTAATGGAGGAACACAATATACAAATAAAAGAATTAAAAATTATAGAGAAGAAAGATCAATAAGAAAGAGATATGACTATAATTTTACAGGTGTTAATCTTGATGTTTTAAATTTTGACTTGCAATACAACTATCAATATGTTTATGGACTAGACACACTGACCGGACTATACAACAAATACGGAGACATATTCTTCAGTGACTTAACGAACGAACAGTTAAACTCACAGAAAAAAATTGATGAGGCAAGAGCCAAAGGTGGACAGGCCTCCAACTATTGGTCCGCGGCTAACAAAGATGGTGAAATAACAGCAGAAGAAAAATTTAGAATTGCACAATACAGATACGAAATACTAAAGAAGACAAGAGAGCTACTGAATCAACCAGGAGTAGAACCTGATGCAAACACTTTACAAGCATACAACGAACTTGTTAAAGATTACAATAATTCTCGTGCAAATTATCAAACGCTTGTTGGATCAGACGCAGGAGAAACTTCTTTTACAGATCCTGGCAACAACAAACCATTGAAGGCACTAGATGATAAGTTAAAATCATCAAAGATGTCAGCACAGGCACCAGGCGTGAGAGGTCAGGTGTATGCTGAAGATCTAAGAGACAAGAACACAATATTAAAAGATGGAGTGCCAGGTGCTGACTATTCAGACTTCGCTGGTGCAAACTCAAAAGAATATGGCGGGAACATGGGAACGGTTTTACCTATTCAGTTCTATGGTAGAACTATGCAAAAGGGCAATGATGGTATGGTAGGTGTAGGAGAGAGTACTGCATTTCAAACCATGCTCAACAATGCTAAGATAGGATCAGCTGAAATGGTAAGAGTTACCTTAGACATCATAGGAGATACTTTCTGGTTAGATGATCCTGCGGAATCTGCCGAAGCTATACAACCAGACAAGTTCAACAGAAAAAAAGAAAACGTTGTGTTATTCCATACGGTATTCCCACAACAACCAAATCCAAGAACAGGACAACTTGATAGACTGGATCAAAGAGAAGATCAGTTCCTTACAGCATTATACAAAGTATGGAAAGTGGATCATATGTTCGACAACGGTATGTACAATACCAGATTACATATGGTTAGAGATACATTAACTGATCTAGCACTGATGACTGAGAAATCACAAACAGATGAAGAAAAGACTCAAGTGAAAGAAAAGAAAACACCAATAAAACAATCTGAAAAGAAAGATAGCAACATTAAAAAAGATGCATCTAAATCTAAGATTAAAGAATCAAAAACAGTAGCACCAGTTGTTGGTAATGATCTCAATCAAGATGCAACAGTAACTTCTAAAAATGCAGATCAAGTTTCAGGAAAGAAAAGCAAACTAAAAATTGATGGAAAAGAAGTTTCAAAAGAAGAATTTAACAAATACTATCTAGACAAATATCAAACAGATAAGTCAGCAAGATGGAGTGAAGAGAAAGCTCACGAAACTGGTAAGCTCAAAGAGGGTGGTAGAATAGTAGGAGGATTTTAATGGCTCAAAAAGGTAGTGCAGGAGTACTTGAGTTTTTATCGTCAATAGGCGATTTAGTAAAATCAGATAAACTCGACACAATAAAATTTGCAGAGGTAATGGACAACACTGATGCGGCCAGAATGGGAAGACTGCGAGTGTTCATTCATGGAACACAAGGTAACAAGTTAGAAAAAAATAATTGGCGTACAGTTCTTTGGAGTTCTCCTTTTGCAGGCTCTACAAACTTGAACAATGTAATCAAAGGTGGTGACACAGAAGAAGCATTTTCAGGTACACAAAGAAGTTATGGAATGTGGATGACTCCACCAGATGTTGGTAATTTGATTGTCGTGGCATTTGTCGACGGTAATGACAACATGGGTGTATGTTTAGGTTGTTTGTTCCAACCAGGTATGAACCACATGGTACCAGGTATTGCAAAAGGTCAGACATTCAGTGAAAAAGATCCCAAACCGGTAGTACCATTAGCAGAACACAACAGAAAAGGTAAAGAGGCAGAAAAACTAAATCTTTATGAAAAAGTAGATGGCACGAAACCAATAGACAACGTTCTAAGATCTAAACATGAACCTATGTTTGCGAGTCTAACCACACAAGGTTTAGAGAATGATAATATTAGAGGACTGACAGACAGTTCTGCAAGAAGAGAATCACCAAGTGGTGTGTTTGGTTTCCTAACACCAGGTGGACACCATTTAGTAATGGACGACTTGAGCCAAAAGCACATAAGATTAAGAACAGTAGGTGGTGCCCAAATACTACTAGACGACACTAATAGTACAGTGTACGTTATCAATAGTAAAGGCACAGGCTGGGTAGAAATATCAGAAAATGGTAAGATCGAATTATGGGGTGCAGATTCTATATCAATGAGATCAGAAAAAGATGTGAACATCAGAGCTGACAGAGATCTAAATCTAGAATCAGGAAGACACACAAACATAAGAGCCCACAAAACAGATGCAAACGGACAACCAAAACCTACAACAGATTTAGGTTCAGTGAAAGGAAACGTTCATATACAGTCAGCTGGTAGCTTCAAGGTCGCAACAGGAACAGATGCCGCGGACAACATTGACATGAGTACAACAGGTACCACGAACATATACAGTGGTGTCAATCACAACTTCACTGCGTTGGGTGTTTCAAACATCAATGCGGCAGGCGGACACTTTGAAACTGCATCAGTGATACACATGAACGGCCCTGTGGCCGGCACAGCAACACCTGTGAGTGGTATTGATTTACAAGTTGACGCAAATGGTAACCTGCTTTACACAAACGTTCTACAGACTAGAACAGGACCAGCATTGAACGATCCAAGACAGACAGAAGCGAACAGAGGTTCCATCAACACTAGGTTCCCTACCAGAGAACCATATCCTTTCCATGAATCACAGAGCACAGAAAACTCAGGTGAGTCATCCTAACCTGTAATAAAACTTTAATATTTTTGTAATAAAACTGTAATCTTTTTCTAGACAAAAATTATTAAATAATGTATATTAAGAAATAAAAAGTAACAAGAGCATCGTCGAGCTCTATCTATAGGAGAGAAAAAATGGACGTAA